TCTGGCCCAGGCCAATGACTGGCTCAATGACCAGGAAGTCGACGATGCCGCCCACAAAACCCGCCGCTGGCTGCAGGAGTCGCCTACGCCCGGGCAACTGCGTTACCTACCTGCACCCTTGCGTGCTGATTTCAGCCTGACCCGCTATCAGGCCTCTGCGCTGCTGACCTTCCAGTTCAACAAGACCGCTATCCAGCGTTTGGTCACCGCTGCCAACGATGCGGTGATGACTGAACTACGGGAGGTTGCGTGAAATGTGCAGTGTGTGCCCGTCAAGCCAAGGGCCTGGGGTATTTCAACCCCCGCCTGCCGCGCTCCGATCATCGCCGCTACAGCGATCGCTGGGTGTTCTGCTCCATGCGGTGTCAGAACGCATTCTCCAAGCTCATGGTGCGCCTGACCCAGTTTCAGGAGGACGCCGTGATTGATCCCAGCGACATGGAAATCGCCGCGATGCGATCCGCACTCGGCCCCTTAGGCGAGTACGTCGCCTCCATTGGCATGGATCGCCCTTTGGCCGACTACGGCAAGGATGAAATCCTGCGCCTGGTGGAGGTCGTGGTCGACGCCTATCAGGCCCACATGCTCGCCGAGCACGAACGCATGGCCGAGAGAGACCGCGCTTTCTTTGAACAACGTGCCAGCCGTCAGGCATCTGCATCGACGGGTGGCGATCACCACAGGATTCCCTTTTGATGATAGACCTGAACCATCAACCCAAATTTCATGAGCAGGTATCGGCGTTGCTGGATGCCGCCCTCCAATCGGAGCGCAATCAGCAGGCGCGCCGACGTTATCTCGGTGCTTCCCGCTTGGGCGTGGCGTGCGAGCGCGCCCTTCAATACGAGTATGTCGATGCGCCGGTCGACGACGGCGCCCAGTTGCCCGGTCGCACGCTGCGAATCTTTGAGGTTGGCCATGTGATGGAGGACCTTGCCATCCGCTGGCTGCGCTTGGCTGGGTTCGACCTCTACACCCGCAAGCAGGATGGCGGGCAGTTCGGCTTCTCTGTCGCGGGCGGCCGCATCCAGGGGCATGTCGACGGCGTGATTGCCGGCGCACCCTCCGCGTTGAACTTGTCGTTTCCCATGCTTTGGGAGTGCAAGACCATGAACGACAAGAACTGGCGCGACACCGCCAAGAAGGGAGTCGCTGTCACCAAGCCCATCTACGCCGCACAGATGGCGATCTATCAGGCGTACATGGAGCCGAGCATTCCTGGCATCGCATCCCAGCCCGCGCTGTTTACCGCCATCAACAAGGACACCCAGGAGCTCTGGCTGGAACTGGTGCCGTTTGATGCGGCGCTGGCACAGCGCATGTCGGATCGGGCCGTCAAGGTCATCCAGGCCACCGAGGCCGGTGAATTGCTGCCGCGCGTGGCAGCAGAGCCGAGTTTCTACGAGTGCAAGTACTGCGCCTGGGCCCGGCGGTGTTGGGCTGAGCTGGGTACGAACGACCAGGGGGTGCAGCCATGAACGCGCGCCTTCCCGAACATGTCATCCGGCCAGCTCCGCTTGCTGCGCAACGGCACAAACCCTTGATCGGCGCATCCCTGCTGGAGCGCCTGCTGCTGCGCCATGTGTCTGTCGTGTGCCCGGAGTCCCGATTGGTCGTGGCGGTGATCAAACAGGCCTTCGTTGACCTGTGCTCGCCCTCGAAGCATCAGCGTGCCCAAGCCCGGCGATTCTTCCAGGATGGTCGCCTGAAGCTGTGGTGTGACCAAGTGGGCCTGTCGCCCAACTTCATGCGCGAAATTGCCATCAAGGCGGGCTACCTGAATCCGGCAGATACCGCCGAAGGAGATGGCCATGCTTGATTTCAATGGTCAAGACGATGTGGGTTCGTCTGCGGGTGGCAATGCCGAGCGGGATGAGTTGCGCGCCGCTTTGCTGGCTCGACTGGAGAGTGTGCTGTTTGCCCTGTTTCCGGCAGGCAAGATCGTGCACGGCAAATTCGTGGTCGGCGATGTGCTGGGCAGCCCGGGGCGCAGCCTGGAAATCGAGCTCGACGGTGAGCGTGCGGGTTTGTGGATCGATCGCGCCACGGGCAATGGGGGCGACATCTTTGCGCTGATTGCTGCACATCGGCACTGGGATACCCATCGCGATTTCGCTGCGGTGCTGGGCTTCGCCCGCGAAATCCTCGGCCGCGCGCCTGCCGTGTCTCCCGTTAAACGCAAGGCCAGCCCACCGGTGGATGAGTTGGGGCCCGCCACGGCGAAATGGGACTACTTGGCCGCCGACGGCAGTCTGATTGCTTGCGTGTATCGGTACGAGCCGGCTCCAGGCCGCAAGGAGTTTCGGCCATGGGATGCCAAGCGCCGCAAGATGACTCCTCCCGATCCGAGACCGCTATTCAATCAACCCGGCATCGCCCATGCCGAACAGGTGATTCTGGTCGAAGGAGAGAAGTGTGCACAGGCCTTGATCGATGCCGGCTATTGCGCGACCACCGCGATGCACGGCGCCAATGCCCCCATCGACAAGACCGACTGGTCACCCCTACAGGGCAAGGATGTCCTGATCTGGCCCGACCGCGACAAGCCCGGCTGGGAATACGCGATGAATGCGGCCGAGGCGGTCATGGCAGCCGGTGCGCATCATTGCGCGGTGCTGATGCCGCCAGCCAATCCGACGGAAGATGCGCCGCAGGGCGCTGCGGATGGGTGGGATGCAGCCGATGCACTTGCCGAAGGCTTTGATGTGCAGGGCTTCCTTGCCGATGGCGAGCGCATCCAGTTTCAGCCATCGACCACCGAGTCTGGGCAGACGTCAGACCCGACCGAGCAATCGGTCTGGGCGACGGAGGACGCGCTGGCGTTGACCTTCTCCGGTCGGTACGCACAGGACTGGCGCTATGTCGCCCTGTGGGGCAAATGGGTGTTCTGGACCGGCAAGCGCTGGCAAACCGAGGAGACCTTGGCTGCGCACCACTTGATGCGACAGATCTGCCGTGAGGCTGCACTCAAGGCTGATTCGCACCGTGTGGCCGCCAAACTTGCCAGCAGCGGCACCGTAGCCGGGTTGGAGCGGCTCGCGCGTTCGGATCGGCGTCATGCGGCAACGGCTGACGAATGGGACGCCGACCCCTGGTTGCTCAACACGCCGGGTGGCGTGGTGAATCTCAAGAACGGTGTACTGCGTTCGCACGATCGCCTGGATCGGTTAACCAAGATCACGACCGCTACGCCATCGGGGGATTGCCCTACATGGCGGCAATTCCTGAATGAGGTCACGGGTGGCGACCAGACCTTGCAAGCGTATCTGGCCCGTATGGCGGGGTATGCCCTGACGGGGTCGACCCGTGAGCATGCGCTGTTCTTCCTGTATGGCACAGGTGCCAATGGCAAATCGGTGTTCGTGAACACGCTGGCCACCATCCTGGGTGATTACGCAACCAATGCGCCCATGGACACGTTTATGGAAACCCGCACGGACCGGCATCCGACCGATATGGCGAGCTTGCGTGGGGCCCGCTTTGTCGCAGCGATTGAAACCGAGCAGGGCCGACGCTGGGCCGAATCCAAGGTCAAGAGCCTGACCGGTGGCGACAAGATTTCTGCCCGCTTCATGCGCCAGGATTTCTTCGAGTTCATGCCGCAATTCAAGCTGATCGTAGCCGGCAATCACAAGCCTGCGATCCGCAACATCGATGAGGCCATGAAGCGGCGCCTACACCTGATCCCGTTCACGATCACCGTGCCTCCGGAAAGACGTGACAAGCATCTGCAGCAAAAGCTGCTCGCCGAACGGGATGGGATCTTGGCCTGGGCCGTTCAAGGCTGTCTGGAGTGGCAGCGCTTGGGCCGGCTCGATCCGCCCCAGCAGGTGCTGGATGCGACGGACGAGTACTTCGAAGAGGAAGACGCCATTGGCGAGTTCCTGGACGAGGACTGCCAACAGTCACCCGTGGCGCGCGAGGCGATCTCCGCAATCTATCAGCGCTGGCGTGAGCGGGCCGAGCGGCGCGGTGAGTACGTGGGCACCAGCCGCTGGCTGACCCAGCAACTCATCAACCGTGGGTTTGCCCGCACACGACTGCATGGCGGGGCCAAGGCTTTGTCCGGCCTCTCGCTCAAACCCCGCGATCCGGGCGGCTACATGCCCTATCGCGATGACTGACCCGAATGGGTGACCGAAAGTGACCGGCATCTCGTTATCTCTCTACACGTGTACGCGCGCAGGCGCGAGCGGTTAACGAGAAACGGGTCACCTTCGGTCACCAGATGCCAAAAACACATGGAGTGACTAATGAACACAATGACCATCCTCGCCCTCGATCTGGGCATCCAAACGGGTTGGGCACTGGCCTGCCGCGACGGCGGTATCACCAGTGGCAGCCAATCCTTCAAACCCCAACGCTTCGAAGGCGGCGGCATGCGCTTCCTGCGATTCAAGCGCTGGCTCACCGACATCAAGCAGTGCAACGACGGCATTGACCAAGTCGTCTTCGAAGAGGTCCGCCGCCACGTCGGTGTCGACGCCGCCCACGCCTACGGCGGCTTCATGGGCCAGTTGACCGCCTGGTGCGAGCACCACCAGATCCCGTACCAGGGCATTCCGGTCGGCACGATCAAGAAGCACGCCACCGGCAAAGGCAATGCCAGCAAGAACGAGATGGTCACATCTGCCCGCGCCCGTGGCCATGCCCCGGCAGACGACAACGAGGCTGATGCCATCGCCTTGCTCTACCTGGCCCGTGAGATGGCATCGGAGGGGGTGTGACATGAAAGTGCCGCAATACCGCTACCGCTGCCCCTTGGGCAATCTGCAGCCGACCACGCCGGATCTGGACGCAGTCAAACGCGAGGGCTGGCGCAACGACCACCTCCTGGTGGTATCCGAGCACGACGACCGGCTGGACTGGGTCGAAAAGCAGTTTGTACGCAGGCTCGGCGAGCGTCTCTACGGGGATGGAGGTAAGCGCCATGACTGAGATCCGAACCGAATGGACCGTGGAGGACGTGGCAGCCCGCTTCGCTGAGGCGGCCGAGACAGCACACAAGCTGCCCCGGGTGCGCCCGGGTGGGTACTTCAACCCCTGGATGACGCTGGCCCTCCAAGTGCCTGAGCGCTATCCCGATCCCGAACGGCTGTACCGACCCATGCCGCCCAGTCCCCAAGCCGTTGAGCGGATGCTTGAGACCATGCGCTGGGTGCATTGGCTGGAGGTGGAGCAGCGGCATCTGGTGTGGATGCGTTCAAACCGTTATCGCTGGGAGCAGATCGGTCGGAGGTTTGCCTGCGCAGCCCGCACCGCTCAGCGCCGCTTTGATGCTGCCATCCATCTGGTCACTCTGCACCTAAACCAAGGCCATTGACTGAAGTCGCGGCAAGTTGATGGCTCGCGCGGGGTGACGCGGGATGGTTATGACGGATGCCAAAACACTCCCTGTCGCGTTTTACCCGGTTTCGGCCTACAGTTTCAGCTATGGTCAGGACAGCGGTGTGGGCAGCGGGTGTGATCTTCAGATCGCAGCCTCCCACCCCAACAGATGCGAATCGATGCGAACCCATGATGGCTGATGCCAATCTGGTGATTGCGAAGCCCTGCGGAAAATCGATGGGTCCTTCCTGGCCAAAACGGTATGCGGGGGGCAACAGCGCGAGATTTCGATAGCGACTGCCTTGAAAAACAGGTTACCACCCGGCCAGGTTACCGGCCTGTGGTTACCACCGTCCCTGACAGTTACCACCCCCTGAATATTTCCAACCCGCCCGGCGGCAACGCTCGGCGGGTTTTTCAATTCCATGACGCCAAACCTGCAGATCGAATACCGCCCGATCGATGCGCTGCTGCCCTACGCGCGTAATCCGCGCACGCACTCGCCGGCGCAGATCGCCAAGATCGCAGCCAGCATCGTGGAGTTCGGCTGGACTCAGCCCATCCTGATAGATGGCGACAACGGGATCATCGCGGGCCATGGTCGCCTGGCGGCGGCGCGCAAGCTCGAACTGGGCGAAGTGCCGGTGATCGAGCTGGGTCATTTGAGCCCAGCACAAAAGCGCGCTTACGTGATTGCCGATAACCGCCTGGCCCTGGATGCTGGATGGGACGATGAGCTGCTGGCGCTGGAGCTCTCGGAGTTGTTCGAGGCAGGGTACGACCTGCTGCTGACCGGCTTCGAGGATGACGAGCTGGCCAAGATGCTGTCTGATCTTGGTGCCGGGGAAGCGCAAGCGCCGGATGAGGATCCGACCAGCGAAGAGGACGACGATGTCCCGGAGCCACCTTGCCAACCGATCAGCCGTCTTGGTGATGTCTGGCAGCTGGGCCCGCACCACCTGATCTGCGGTGATGCCTCCGACCCGGTCGCCGTCGCCACCCTGATGCAGGGGGAGCAGGCGAGCCTGTGCTTTACCTCACCACCCTACGGCAACCAGCGCGACTACACCTCCGGTGGCATTGCGGACTGGGATGGACTGATGCGCGGCGTGTTCGCGCAGCTGCCCATGGCTCCCGATGGCCAGGTGCTGGTCAACCTCGGGCTGATCCACCGCGACAACGAGTTCATCCCGTACTGGGACCAGTGGCTTGACTGGATGCGAAACCAAGGCTGGCGGCGCTTTGCCTGGTACGTCTGGGACCAAGGTCCGGGCATGCCCGGTGACTGGCAGGGACGCCTGGCACCGAGCTTCGAATTCATCTTCCACTTCAACCGACAGACTCGCAAACCGAACAAGACGGTGCCCTGCAAGTTCGCTGGCCAGGAAACCCATCTGCGCGCCGACGGGTCATCCACCGCCATGCGCGGCAAGGACGGCCAGGTCAACGGTTGGACGGCAGCCGGTCAACCGACGCAGGACCACCGCATACCTGACTCGGTGATCCGGGTCATGCGCCACAAGGGAAAGATCGGCCAGGGCATCGACCACCCCGCAGTCTTCCCGGTGACGCTACCTGTGGAGGTCATCGAAGCCTACACGCAGGAAGGTGAGATCGTCTTCGAACCCTTCGGCGGCAGCGGCACCACGCTGATGGCCGCGCAGCGCACCGGGCGCATCGGCCGTGCCGTCGAGATCGCGCCTGAGTACGTCGATGTGGCGCTGATCCGTTTCCAACAGAACTTCCCCGGTGTGCCGATCGCCCTGGCCGCCACCGGCGAACCCTTTGAGGTCGTCGCTGCCCAGCGACGAGAGAGCCATGCAACTGTCTGAACATTTCGAACTGGCGGAGTTCCTGGTCTCCGAGACTGCGGCTCGCCGTGGCATCGCCAACGAACCCACGCCGGAGGTCATCGAGAACCTTCGTCGGCTGTGTCAATCGGTGCTCGAACCCCTGCGCGTGAAGCTGGCTCGGCCGGTGGTGATCACATCCGGCTACCGGTCGCCAGATCTCAACCGTGCCGTCGGCGGCAGCAAGACCAGCCACCACATGCAAGGACGCGCAGCCGATCTCATCGTGCCGGGGCTGTCGCCCTTGGCCGTTTGCCAGACCGCGCAGCAGATGAAGCTGCCCTGCGTGCAGATCATTCACGAGTTCGGGCGTTGGGCGCATCTCGCGGTGGCCTTGCCGAGCGAGCGAACCCAACTGCTGACGGCCAAGCTGGCGCAGGGCAAGACGGTCTACGAACCGGGGTTGGTCCATGTCTGAACCTTGGCTCTCCACCCATATCGAGCGCTGGCCGACAGAAAAGCTGGTGCCCTACGCCCGCAATGCCCGTACCCACTCCGAGGCGCAGGTGGCGCAGATTGCCGCCTCCATCGTCGAGTTCGGTTTCACCAACCCGATCCTTGCCGGCTCCGACGGCGTGATCGTCGCAGGGCACGGTCGCTTGGCCGCTGCCCAGAAGCTGGGATTGGACAGCGTGCCGGTGGTCGTGCTCGATCACCTGACCCCGACCCAGCGCCGCGCACTGATCATCGCGGACAACCGCATCGCCGAAAACGCCGGCTGGGACGACGCCATGCTGCGCGTCGAATTGCAGTCGCTGCAGGAAGATGGCTTCAACCTGGACATCACCGGTTTCGATGCTGACGCCCTGGCCGAGATCATGGCGGGCGAGGAGACCACGGTCGACGGTCAGACCGACGACGATGCCGTTCCCGAGGTACCGGTCACGCCGATCTCTAGACCAGGGGATGTCTGGGAGCTGGGCAACCACCGCCTGGTGTGCGGCGACGCCATCGACCCGGCAAGCTACGACGCGCTGATGGCCGATGCTCAGGCCGACATGGTGTTCACCGATCCGCCGTACAACGTGGACTACGCCAACAGCGCCAAGGACAAGATGCGCGGCAAGGACCGCCCGATCCTGAACGACAACCTGGGAGACGGCTTTTACGACTTTCTGCTGGCCGCGCTGACTCCGATGCTGGAACGCTGCGCAGGCGCCACCTACATCGCCATGTCGTCCAGCGAGCTGGACACGCTTCAGCAGGCCTTTCGCGCTGCTGGCGGCAAGTGGTCGACTTTCATCATCTGGGCTAAGAACACCTTCACGCTCGGCCGCGCCGACTATCAGCGCCAGTACGAACCCATTCTCTACGGCTGGCCCGAGGGGCAGAACCGCCACTGGTGCGGTGACCGCGATCAGGGCGATGTCTGGAACATCAAGAAGCCGCAGAAGAACGATCTGCACCCGACCATGAAGCCGGTGGAGCTGGTCGAGCGGGCCATCCGCAACTCCAGCCGACCGGGTGACATCGTGCTAGATCCTTTCGGTGGCTCGGGGACCACCCTGATCGCTGCAGAGAAGTCCGGCCGCATCGGCTGGTTGATCGAACTCGATCCCAATTACGTGGACGTGATCGTGCGCCGCTGGCAGGACTGGAGTGGGCAGGAAGCCTACCGGGAATCCGACGCGGTCAAGTTCAACGACCTGGCGGCTGTGGCAGGCATCGCGACCCCTGCAGATTCAGCGCAGGCCGACGCATGAAGCAGTCGCGCCTGATGTCACTGGTGGAGTCGCTGGTCAATGTGCTGGTGGGGTATGGCGTGGCGGTGGCCACGCAGATGGCGGTCTTCCCGATGTTCGGTTTAGCCGTGACCATCTCTGAGAACCTGTTGATTGGCCTGATCTTCACGGTCGTGTCGATCGTGCGCAGCTACACGCTGCGCCGGGGTTTTGAAGCCCTGCGGGTGCGTCAGTCGGCCATCGCCTCTTCGACGATCTCGCAGTGAATCACGAACCCGGTGAGGTAAGGCAGACCCTTGGGGATGCCGTACTGCTTGCTGGTCTGGCGACCGATGCTCCAGCCCATCCAGCGTTGGGTGGCGGCGTGGATCGCGTCGTGCAGGTTGGCGCCGGCGTGCAGTTCGTTCAGGACATCGTCGGCAAAGTGCCGACCGTGGCGGCTGTCGAGAAAGGTGCGGACAGATTCGTGGGTCTGGTAGGTGGCGTCCGAGATCGCGGTTAGCGCGATCGGCCAGGCGGCTTCTGCCCGTTCATTCATCGACCCCCAAAAGCCCCATGCTTCATTCATTGTGGCGGGAATCTGTGCTTGCTGAGTGGTGGTCATCGTGGGCTCCGTGTCTGTGTGTTGGCGATGACTCCATTCACGCGCTGTTCTACAGAGAAGCCAAGGCTTTCTCGATCATTTTTGGAGGCCGTGATCATTTCGCGACGCCGGCCAATTCGGCCTGGGCATTGGCAATCAGGTCCAGACGTAGGTTGGGCGTGATGTTGCAGGCCAGGGCGTTGAGCGCCCAGTTCATCACTTGCGATTTGTCGTGTGCTGTCTCGGCGGTATCGAGCCGCTCGATGTAGTGGTCCAGTTCCCGCAGGCTGCGCTCCAGGGTGGATCGGGCGGTCAGCAAGGCATCTCTGGCCTTTTGTTCGGTCATCTGGCGCATCAGGGTGTCGAGGTCGAGGGTCATGGCGGGGCTCCGTTCAATCGTTTGGCGATGACCTCATTGACGCGCTGTTCGATTGAGAAGCCAAGGCTTCAACAGAAGAAGATGCACAGCGTGGCGGCAGAGCCACTAGCCTAGACGGGCGGCGTAGCGGGCATTATGTTGACGTCAACATAACCCACGTTATGTTGCGGCCATATTTATGTGCACAGATCACCGCGCCACTTGACTCTCAGAGGAGGCAAAGGCAATCGTGCGCACATAATTTCCGACATTGCGTCACAAGGCGCTCAGAAAGGTCATCACAGAATTGTTTGACCCTCTCTTGCTTGAAGGTTTGGGCAGCGACTCAATATTCACACTGGCCAAGGCTTTTGCCTTCATTTCCAGATCTACCTCGGCATAGATGTGAGTGGTATCAATCGAGACATGCCCCAACCAGGCACGGATGGTATTGATGTCTACGCCTGCTCGAAGTAGATGAACGGCTGTTGTGTGTCGGATGGTGTGTGGAC